TCACCTCCCGTAGACGTAGTCGTCTCCCGGCGCGTCGACCGGGGTGCTGGTCTGCTCGACTGTCGGGGTGGTCTCGTGGGTGCCGGTCTCCCCGCGCTCCTCGGCTCGGATGGCGGCGACGACGGCCTGGCCGATCTGGTCCGTGCCGGGAATGCGGGACAGTGCGTCGCGCACGGCGTCCTCGAGGTGGTCCTGCAGGGTGGTGGCGGTGCCCGCGATCATCGCGGCCTCGGCGTCTGCGTCGGTCGCCGTGGAGTCAGATCCGGAGTGGGTCTTCGTCGCGGCGAGCGCGGGGGCGAGGACGCCGAGGAGGATCGGGAGCCACTGATCGACCTGTCCGAGGATGTCGTCGGCTTTCACGTCCGAGAGGACGCCGACCCAGCCGAGGACGCCGATGATGACAGCTGCGAGGCCGTAGGCGATGCGACGGACCTGCCAGGCTTCGGGCTTCTTCTTGATGGCCATGGCCTACTTCTCCTTCGTGTCGTGGCAGCCGGGTACGCCGAGCTTCTCCCCGATCGCGCCGAGGAGGTCGGTGCGGGTCCGGTCGCCGGTCTGGGTCCAGCCACCGTAGGGGCCGGCGATGTTGGCGTCTCCCATGTCCTGGGCGGACAGGGCCATGAGCATGGCGCGGCAGTCGGCGGTGTTGTCGCGGATCTGGGTGAGCAGTGCGCGGTCTTCGGGGGTCATATCGTCCTCTCCTTCGGAGGTGTCGGTGGCCCAGGCGGACGCCCAGGCGTATTCGCGGGGCGGGATCATGGTGGCGAACTGGTTGAACGTCACCCAGGAGCCGTGCGGTGCGAAGCCGGAGTCGGCGAGCCAGACGTGGCGGACGCCGACGGCATCGCGGGCGTAGCCCATGACCGCGAGGTAGTGCATGACGAAGCCCCCGCCGTAGCGGAGGCTTTCGGTGCTGGTGTAGCTGGCTTTCGGATAGTTGGAGGGCGGCACCCAGATGTTCGCCGCGACGCCGACGCCACCGTTGACAGAGGCGACGATGCGAGACCAGAGGGTCTCCTTCTCCGCTGGCTTCGGCGGGTCATTCGGCATGGAGCCGGTCTTCCACTCGCCGCCGATGCGGGCGTTGAGGACCCGGGCGAGCTGCACCACCCCGTTCGTACCGTTGACCGTGGTCCCCAGTTCCTTGGCGAGGACGGACTCACTGACCATCTGCCCAGTGCGGGCCTGGATGATCGTCTGCGTCGTCGCGGGGCCGCACCAGTAGTAGGTGTCCTGGCCGATCTCGGCGCGGGAGTAGTCGAGGCGCTTCTCGACAGTTGTCACGGTGGTCTCCTTCCCGGGGAGTAGTCGCTCCCCCAGTGCCTTGCATCGAGCGAGGCGTGCCCGTCTGTCGGCGAGTCCGTTGGTGCCGCCGTTGATGCTGCGGGTGACCGCATTGAGATCGTCAGCGTCTGCCTGGCTGTTCAGGTTCGGTCTGGCGACCACCCAGTACCAGGACGCGGCGAGGAAACCCCACTTCGGGTCCTGGCGGACGAGCTCCGGGTGGGCCTCGAAGTCGAGGTTGGTGTGCCCCTGCGACTGCGCCCACTGGGTGAAGTTGCGGAAGTTCGCTCGGCCGGTCAGCTGAATCGGGCCGGAGCCCTTGAACCGCACCCCGTCACCCGGCTGTGTGTTGCCGAGATCAGCGCGACCCTCGTAGGCTGCGCCGCTGGCGATCTCCTCCATGTACTGCAGGCCTGCACTCTCGTGGCCGACCTGCGCGCACCAGTGCGCAGCACGGAGCGGGGTGGTGATGCTCGCCGCCCGCATGGCGCCCTCCATGCCGGGCAGCATCTCGGTGGCGCGGGCCAGTGAGCAACCCATGGCGGTGGACAGCGTCTGAGCGTCCATGTGTGCCTCCTTTGAGTATGGAAACCCCCGTCGCCGGTGTGGTGCGGGGGTAGTGGTTATGTGCTGGTGGGAAAGCATTTATATTGTTCACCGGGGGTAATGATCACAGTGGTATCACGGTCTCGTAACGCTCCGGTCACGACGTGCGATGTTCCTCGTGACGGAAGCACAATGCCTCCGACATCCACATCCAGTGCAGGGCGACTCCTGCCTAACCGAGAGGGATCATCACATGATCGACATCATCTCCACCTTCGCCACCGCCATCGTCAACCTCGTCTCCGACGGCATCAAGGGCTTCGTCGACGCTGTCGCCGGCATCTTCGCCTAAGACTCGCTGACGAGACCCCGTCGTCGCCCGCTGGGCGGCACGGGGTTTCTCCATGCCCTCTGCCGTCCCGGAATCCCCCTTATCTCGCATGCGCGACGGGCTGGTTCACGGCTGGCCTGGCTAGGTGATCGGGTCGGTTTCCAGGTAGTACAAAGTGCCTACGATGGTGGCCTTGGATGACGAAGCATTGCCGGCCCAGGTGAGGTTCACGACTCCCGAAGAACCGGTGTCCACGTCGCGCGCCTGCACCCCCAGAATGTTTGTGGTGAACGAACCATTACTTCCGAGTCCAAATGACGCGGCTCGACCGTAAGCGCCGGTGTCACCCACCGTTAGGGTGGAGTTATTCGCGGATGCGGAAATGGTGTAGTCGAGTTTGAAAAGTCCGACCTTACCTGCGGTGACAGTGTTCGAGAATAGGGTTACCGGGGGCTGCCCGGACAGGACGCGGGAGGGTAGTGAAATAGGTGTCCATTTGAGACTGTCGCCCCCTAGTTTTCCGACGAGTTGTGTTGTGATAGCCATGATTAGACCCCCGTGATCCTATGAAGCTCCATCAACGACTCGTCCAGCCAGTAGTCCCCCGCGACGGCGCCAGGGATGGTTGCTGGCGGAGCCCCGTCGCCGGAGAAGAACGCGGGTCTCGCCATCACTACCTCTTCTAGTGCACTCACGTCTGCCACAGTCGCCCGGGTCGCCACCTGCCCGTCGACGTAGCTCTTCGTTGCCGCATGCGTCGCACCAGTCGGCGTGGCCACCGAAGTGGTCCCGTCCGCTCCCCGTCGAACGATACTGCCCGGGGTGGCTTGGTAGGTCGCTGAGTCGACTTCGTCGACGGTGTCCTGCAGACCACTGACTTCTCCGATCTGGTGTGTGTGATTCAGCGGCGCTTTTCCTGCGAGCCCCGGGACTGTCGGAGACTCCGCCGACCCTCCGAGATCGCCAGACAGCTTCACCTTGCCCTTGATCGTGGTGGTTGCATCCGGGACACCGGAAGCCACGACCTCCGCCGCACTTTCAGCACTCAGTCGGGACTTCTCAGCAGAGTCCGCGGACTCCCCCGCCGACGTTGCAGAGGCCGAAGCCGCCGCTTGAGCATCCGACTTAATGCCCTGTAGTTCCTGCCGGACATCATCGGCCGCGTTCGTGGCCGCGTCCTGCGCCTGTGAGCAGGAATCTGCGGCGTGTCCCGCGTACTCCTGGGACGCGTCGCGGGCGGTCTCCGCTGCGATCCGAGCTGTGACCGCGTCGTTCTTCGCTGCGATTGCGTTCGACCTGGCTGTCCATGCGGTGTCGTTGTAGGACCGGCTCGTGTTCGCACACTGCTCGGAGTAAGCCGCCCGCTCCTCCGAGCTGGCGGCTGAGTCCGCGGATGCTGATGCCGAGGTCGCGGCATCAGTGGCTGACCCAGCTGCAGCGTCACGAGCGGTCTGGGTCTCGTTGAGGAGGCCACGAGCCGTGTTCTCGTGATCTCCCGCGACAGTCGCCGAGGCGGATGACGCGGCGGCCGATGCCGCGGAATCCGCGGCAGACGCGTCCGCTGCTGCGGCGGATGCTGCAGATGCGGACTCCGCATCAAGGACCCGCTGTGCCGAGCCGACGATAGCGGCAGCCGCCTCAGCACGGTTGGCTTCCTGCGTCGCCCGGGTCGCCGCTGCCTGCGCGGCGAGGATGACCGGCTCCGGGTAGTCGATCGAATCCTGCATGAGGGACGTGACCTCGACGGGCCCCTCATCTGGGACGACAATGTCCCACTCAGCGAAGACGCTGCCGGCTTCAACGCGGAGTCGAGCAGGTCCGGGAATGGCCTCAGCGCTGAACGCCGAGTCCTCGAGCGGTGTGTCCGCCCAGTCCGCGAGGACCAGGACGTTGTCGACGGGCCGATGGTAGCGGGCAGCGAGCCAGACCGTGCCGTCGAGCTTCGCGCCGAGCTGGTTGCTGATTTCACCGTTGATGACGGTCATCTCAGTCCTCCTATTGCGTCTCGTCCGGGACAGTATCCTGTCCCTTGTTGGTCAACCGGCTGTCCTGCTTCACGACGGCCATCCAGGCATTCCTGGCACCGCCGTCCCACCACCGCCACCGGCCCGACCACGCTCGCACCCGGATCCAGCACCCGGCCTCAGGTATGACGACGGGAAACGTGCCGCCGAGAGACGTGTAATCTGCTCCACCCGGGGTGTCAAAGACGACGTCGCGGATAACGTTGCCGGTGGGTCCGAGGATGGTCACATAGATCGCGGACAAGTTTCCGCCCGTGTAGCCCGTGGACCGTGCATGAGCCTGCACAAACACAAGCCACAAACCCTCTTCGTCAAAGACGATGTTCCTGCCCGTCTCGACGTGCGCCCCCTTCGTCGGGCCGAGCGCACTCTCGTAAGGTAGGTACCGGTCATTAGAGGACAGAACATTCCACTCGCTGTTGATGTTGAGGCTCTGGTAGGCAGCACAGTATCCGCGGACGCCGTCGAGGAGGTCATAGCGATCGGCCAGGGCGAGCTGCCCGTCACTGATCTCACCGAGCGCCCCGTCCTGGCCCTTGAAAAGGCCGGCGACGGCGTCCGCGATGCCGCGGAAGATGTTCTGCGCGATGGTGCCGACGTTGGAGAGCATGATGTTGGCCAGCCCGCTGATGGTCGGCTTGATGTCCTCGAGACGGCCCGGCTGGTTCGGCTGGTACAGGTCAGGGCTGGTCATTCTGATTCTCCTGTCTTCGGCGGGATGATGCCGGCGAAGATGTCGCTTATGACGTCCGTGGACTGTCGAGCGAAATTCTCCATTGTGAGGTCCCGCCACTTGCCGGGATTGAGGTAATGCTCCTGCCCGGTTGCCGGAGGCTCCCACATCCGGGATGGCTCAGCGACGATTCCGACCCCGCAGTACGCCAGGTGAGTGGCGATCGCGTCAGCGAGTTCAGTCGGCACCGGATACGCGCGGGCATCATCGAGGTCCGCCGAGGCCGGGATGTCCTTGAGGAAGTCGCGGAGCTGCCCGGCGCGGTCTTGAGGGTTGGCGGTGGTGTCTTGGTTGGGGGTGGTCATGCTTCTACCTCCAGTGCTTGCAGGATTTTGCCGACTGATTCGAAGGAGCGGAGCAGGCGGGCTTCGGGAAGTTCGCGGGCGGGGTCCGCGCCGAGGGAGATGTCGACCTCGACATCAGTGGTGCGGGACCAGGAGTGCTTCACGGCGTGAATGCGGTTGATCCAGTAGCGGGTGCCGAACTGGAACGCGCCACGGCTGCCGAGGGTAAAGTCCCTTCCGTAGCGGTAGGGCTGTCCGTCGACGATGGGGACGGAGTGTGCGGCGCTGGCCGCGGTCTCGAGCATGCCGGTGCGCCGGGCCTGCAGTGCGGACAGGGAGAAGCCGTTGGAGCCGGAGGTGACCCAGTGCTCGGGGCGTCCGAAGCGGCCCATCTTGGAGCGTCGGCGTGGGCTGGTCTGCGAGGAGAAGGCGAGGGCGACGTCGGTGATCTGTGATTCGAAGACGCCGATGCCGAGTCCGGGGTTGCCGATCAGGGCGCCGAGCCAGCCGAGAGCGGCGTTCGCGGCGAGCTTCGCTGCGCTGTTCATCCAGTCCGGGGACTTGCCACCCTGCGCGAGGGCCCAAGCGGTGGGGCGGGTGAAGTTGATCTCTGAGCCAGGCATGAGGTCCAGGCGCTCGGAAGGGTCGCCGGAGTTGGTCGCGGGGATCGGTGAGTGCCAGATCGGGATGTCCTCGGTGACCCTGTCGACGAGGTCGTCGCCGGGGCTGCTGGGGTCGAGGATGGACCAGATGTCGTCGAGCCCGTCGTTGGTGACCTCTTTCCCCCACTTCAGCAGGCCGTCGAGCATGGTGCCGGTGACGTTGACAGCTCCGGACTGCTCGATGACGTCGACGAGGACGGTGGGTTTGTAGAGGGTCATGTGGTCAGGGGCCGGCTGGGGGTCTCCGGGCATCCAGCGCCACACTTTCAGTTTGAGCTGTGCGTCTTCGAGCGTGGGGCCGATGAGGTCGGAAGCGAGGGCGAAGCGGGAGGCGAGGCAACACCACTCGGTGGTGTCGTGCAGGAGGTCGGCTCCGGGGAGGACCATCACCGGCCATCTGTCGATGTTGGAGCGGATGAAGAATCGTGAGGCCCACTGGTCGGCGTCGAAGAGGTTGTCCGGGAGGGTCCACAGGCCGTCGAAGAGGCGGCGGAAGTTGGCCAGGAGATAGTTCTTGATGACCCAGGCTGACGGTCCGGCGAGGATCATAGACTTTGGCCACTGCAGGGCTGCCGGGGCGATGGGGTTGGACCAGCAGACGAGGGACTTGATGAAGATCCAGTCGTGGACCAGTTCCCAGGTGACCTGGATGTCCCCGTCGTCGGAGACGGAGACCTTGACGTTGTCGACGATGCCGGACCAGCGGGTCTCATCGGCGGGGACCAGGCCGGTGGCGTCCGGGTAGTCGATGATGACGGAAAAGACCTGCTCGACGTCGAGGTCGAAGATGGACCAGCCTGCAAGGTGATGGTCGACCGGCAGGACGATGGTGGCGTCGCCGGCGTCATTGAGGAGCAGCTCGGCGGAGCCGGAGTCCTCCCCCTCTAGGATGTCGCGGACCTCGCCGTCCGGGTCGAGGACGGTGATGACGGGGCGGTCGAGGGAGGATCGTGCTGCATTGGCCAGGACGGTCTGTGCGTGGTCGTAGACGCCGGTCAGGGGGTTGTGTTCGAGGGTGCTCACCATCCGCGCTTCCACCTCCTCTCAGTGATGATCTGCAGGGCACCGGTGCCAGTGACGGTGACCTTGGTCGGTGGGGTGTGCGGCGGCAAGGGCTGAGTGAAACGCTGTCCGGCGAGTAGCGGGTAGCCCGGGGTGCCGTCGGCGTAGGTGACCTTCTCCACACCGGGAAGGGTGCGGACGACGATGGGCTGGGTGGCCTGCTTGAGCGCGACAGTGTCTCCGCTAACGCCGTCCGGGAAGGTCCACTGCCCCGCCTCGGCGACGAAAGTGGGCCACGCCGGAAGGTCAGTGGGGTTCGACAGGACCACGGTGGTCTCCCCCTCGCACTCCCAGTCGGTGGTGTCGGTGTGGCCGTGGGCATCGACGTCACACGCCACGAGGGTCATCTCCATGGTGACGATGCCACGGCGCCGGGGATCCACGGCGAGGTCGACTTCGATGTCCTCTCGGGTGCGGACATCGAACCAGCGGGCGGAGTCGTCGGTGATGACCCACAGGCGGCCGTCCTGCTCCATGGACCAGGACCGGTCCCAACGTCGCTCTACGACCGGCAGCGGATCGTCCGCGGTGGCGGTGAGGTGGACAGTGAGGTCGATGACCCGCTCGTCAACCTTCACTGTGCCCGGGGTCGAGCCCCGCTGACGGGCCGAGGACCGGGTCCGCAACGTCGACGGCGGATCGAGAATGCCCTTGGCCGTCTCGATCCACGCGCCCTCCTGCCGCGCCCCGGCGCCGTGAAGCACCCAACGCGACCCGTCGACGCCGATCCAGATGATCCTCAGATCGGAGCGGCGGCGGGCGATGAACAGGTCATTCACTGCTGTCTCCCTTCATTGATGTCACAGGCCCCGGCGCGCGCGTCCGCGAGAGCGGTCACGGCGGGCCATCTTCCGGTCGATCTCGGCAGCAACCTTCTCGTTGCCGGTGTCGACGTAGATGGTGGTGTGGTCGCCGCCTGCCCCGTCCGCGGTGAGGCGGGCGAGGTCGGGCAGTTGGGTGTAGACGAGCTCGTCGAAGGCGTCTGTCTGGCGGGGACTGAGGACGCGCTCGGGTCGGATCGTCTTCTTGGCCATCAGGCCGACGCCGGGCGCGATGCCGCCGCGGTCGTACCATCCGTTGGCCTCCCAGAACTGGCGGGCGACGGAGGGGTTGGCCTGGTAGCGGTCGGTGATGTAGCGGGCGCCGGCCTTGCCTTGGACGGCGGGGTCGGTGGAGCGGTCGGGCAGGTATTCCTGCAGGGTTCCGCTGGACGGGTTGAACTGGAACAGGCCGAACGCACCCGAGGACGGGTTGGTGGCGTCGATCTTCCAGGAGGATTCCTTGTTGATGATCCAGTCGGCGTCGGTCCACTTCTGTCCGGTCCAGCCCTTGTTGGCGAAGATCGCCTGGACGGTGCCTTTGACGGTGCCGTCGCCGCCGGTGGCGGTGGCGGAGTCGTCGAGGTCGGGCATCGGGTCGAGCTGGATGGTCACCGGTTTGAGTTCGGTGCCGGTGGACGTTTCGGTCATGGCGACGGCCTCGGTGGTGTCGACGCTGGCGGCTGCGGTGGTGTCCGCGGCGACAGCGGAGACGGTGTCGGAGGTTGCCTGGGTGTCGGTCTTCTTCTTTCGTCCCTGCTCGTCGACCAGGGTCGGGTCCTTGAGGTTGGTTCCCTTGAGGCCGAAGAGTCCGAGGAACTCCTTGGCGATGGAGTTCCCGGCGGTGCCTGCGATCTGCTGTCCAACGAGGTCCCAGCGGGTCGGCTCGATGTCCTTCTCGCGCCATTCGGGGTCCACCTCATCGGAGGATGAGAGGCCGATGGTGCGGGCGAAGCCCTGGATGAGGGACACGTCGTCGTCGGACAGGGTGGTGGCCTTGCGGCCGTGGACTACAGCGTCGGAGACGGAGCCCACAAGGTCGGTGACCTTGCGGAGCTGCTCCCAGTTGAGGATCGCTTCGGGTCCGCCGGTGTGGTTGGTGACCAGGGACGTGCCCTGGGGCAGCCAGCCGCCCCGGTCGCGGAAGATACCGGTGATCGTGGATACTGCGCCGCCGACGAAGTCCTTGGCCTTGTTGTACGCGCCGCCGAGGAGTCCGCCGAGGTCCTCGATCTTGTCGAAGATCCAGTCGATGATCTTGTCCTTGGACGAGCTCATCGCCTTCGGCGGGATGTTGAACCACTCCGGCGGCGGGGTGCCGACGTGAGAGGCGAACATGTCCTTGATCGGGTCCAGGAGTTTGTCGAAGATCTCCTTGACCTTGTCGCGCAGGATGGACTTCTTCTGCTCCGGGGACGGGCCGCCGGCGGACTCGAATGCGCCGTCCGCGCCGATCGCCAAGTGGTAGTTGCCACTGCGCCACTGGCCGTCGTCGGCTCCGGCGGCGGGGCCGCCGTAGGCGACGTTGCCGTGGGCGCCGCCGGACTCGACGTTGACTGCGCCGAAGGAGCCGACGGGGCCGAGGGTGCCGGCTGTGTGTCCCATCTGTCCGCCGGACTGCGGGCCACCGGTCATGCCGATGGACATGCCCGGTCCGAGTCCGCCCTCCCACCGCTGGTTGCCGGCGGAGACGGAGCTGGACTGGGATGCCGGGAATGCCGGGGTTGCCCAGTGGCCAGCGTTCGGCTCAGCCCCGACGATGACCGAGGCGATCGCGGACATGTAACCACTGCAGTCGCCGCCGTTGGGCCACTGCGAGCCGGTCAGGTAGGGGCGTCCGTTCATGGACGCGGCCCACCGATGGCCACGCTCAAGCTGAGACTCCCACTCGGGGCGGACTTCACCGCCGTCGGCGTGAGCCTGCAGGCCGTCCTTGAACTGCTGCAGCGGGCGGTTGTCCCGGCGATTGGGGCGACGGTCCTCGGAGAAGACCTTGCCAGAGTCCCAGGTGAAGGACTGGCCGGAGTCCAGGAGGTGGCGCATGGCGTAGACCGTGGAGTGCCCACCAGCGTGGTCGACCTCGCGGGCGGTCATCATATGCTCGCCGTTGGAGCCCCACATCAGGACATCGTCGGAAGTCCCGGTGCCGGGTCCTGCGATTCGGCCACCGGTGGCGTGCTCCGGGATGGTGGAGAGCTCACTGGCCTCATCGAGCCCGGGGATGAACTTGGCCACCGTGTTCCAGGCCTTGAGGATTCCGCCGTTGTAGACCGTCGTGATCATGAAGTTGATCGGCTTGGCGAGGTAACCGCGCAGCTTCTCCCACACGCCCTTGATGCCGTCGACGATGGTGGAGAAGAAGTCCTTCACCGACGACAGGGCGTTCTTGAGCGTGTCGAAGGCTGGCTTGATGACGTTGTCGATCACCCAGCGGATGCCGTCGCCGAGGGCGTCCCACACCGGCTTGATGACCGAGTCCCAGATCATGCGGAAGAAGTCACCGACCGCCTGGAGCGCGGCCTTGAGCGCATTCCACGTCGGCTGGATGACGTTGGTCCACACGAACTGGATTCCCGTGCCGAGAGCGTTCCACGCGGGCTGGATCACGGAGGTCCAGACCGCGCTGAACACTGTGCCGACGAAGTTCCACGCTGCGGTGATCGCGTTCCACACGGGCTGCAGAACGTTGGTCCACATCCACTGGGCGGCAATGCACAGGGCGTCCCACACCGGCTTGATGATGGAGTTCCACGCGAAGCTGATGACCGTGGACAGGTTGTTCCACGCCATGGGGATGAACTGGGTGAAGATCGGCATGAGGATCGTTTCCCACATCCACGTCGCGGCAGCAGACAGGGCGTCCCAGGCGGGCTTGATCAGCCCGCTCCATGCGGCACTGATGCCCGCGGACAGGAGGTTCCAGGCGATGAGCAGCGGGGCGAGGATCAGCGTGCCGATGACGCCGAGGGTCGTGGACACGACGGTCCACAGCACGTCAAGGACCGGCTTGAGCACGGAGTTCCAGATGATCTGGATGCCCCGGAAGCAGGCTCCGACGGCGTCGCCGAGGGCGGAGACGACCGTCTTGAGGCCGTCCCAGATCGGGGCGAAGACGTCCTTGAGCCAGGACCAGACGTTCTTGAGGACGTCCATGAAGGACGCCCAGATCCGCTTACCGGTCTCGGTCTTCGTGAAGAACAGGACCAGGGCGGCGACCACGGCCACGACAGCGGTGATGATCGCACCTATCGGATTAGCCGCGATGGCCAGCCCCAGCATCTTGAACCCAGTGGCAGCGAGCTTGAGCACGGAGAACAGGCCCTTGAAGATCCCGCCGAGGCTCAGAATCCCCTTGCCCAGCCCCGCGACGCCCGGCGCGGTCTTGGCTGCGATTCCTCCGAAGCCCTTGACGGCGGACATGATGCCGCCGCCGGAGGTGATCATGGCGCGGGCGGACTTGAACGCGGTGCCGAGGCCGGAGACCTCCTTGGCGACCTTGCCGACCGGCCCGACGACCATGTTGAGGGACTTCATGCCGACGAAGGCGAGGACGAGTTTCTCGACGATGCCCTGGTTCTCCGACATCCAGTGCGCGAGATCCTCGAGCAGGGGCACGAGGATGTCGGCGACGACCGGGGCGAGGGCGGCCATAGCCCCGGTGATGGAGACCACCGCCGCCTTCATCCCGGCTTCGCCAAGGGAGGCGGTGATCTGGCCGATGGCGGGCATGGCGTCAGCGATGGCCTGGCCGATGGTGCCGACTGAGGCACCGAGGCGGCCCATGACCCCGTCGATGTCGCCACCGGACAGGGCGGTGGTGAACTTCTCGACCTCTTCGCGGAGGTCGAAGAAGAAGTCGATGATTTTGGAGTCTTCTTCGATGCCCAGTGGGCCCCAGGTTTTCGGGTCGAAGTCTCCGGTCTGGAAGATCTCGATCGCACCCTTGGTGACGTTGGTCAGGGTGTCGATCTTTTCGGTGATGCCGCCGATGATTCCCGGGGCGGCGGTGAAGGCTGGTTTGAGGATTGCTTCGCCGAGGCGTCCGAGAGCTGCGCCGGCGTTGTCCATGGCTCCGGAGAAGGTGTTGCCGGCCTTGAGGGCTGCTCCGCCCATTCCGGCTTCCATGGCGTTCTGGAAGGTTGCGAAGTCGATTTCGCCGGAGGAGGCGAGGTTGGTGACCTCTTCGGCGGTCTTTCCCATCTCCTCGGCGAGGAGCTGGACGACGGGGATGCCCTGGTCACTGAGTTGGGCGATGACGTCGCCCTGGATCTTGTTGCTGGTGGCGACCTTGTTGAAGATCGAGCCCATCGAAGACATGTCGGTGCCTGCGATGGAGGCTGCGTCACCGACGAGCTTGAGTGTGCGCTGCAGGTCCTGGCCAGGCTTGACCCCGGCTGCGACGGTGGCAGCCGCGACGGTGGCGGCGTCACCGAGGCCGTAGGCGGTCCCCTTGACCGAGGCCATGGCATCGTCCATGATCGCCGAGACATCCTCGGCGGAGTTCCCGAGACCGGAGAGCTTCGCGGTGGCCTGGTCGATGGCGTTGAGCCGGTCGAAGCCCTTCTTGATCGCGGTGCCGAGGGTGCCGGCGACCGCGCCGCCGACGCCGATGGCCGCGCCCTTCATGGCCTTGCCGACGCCGGACATCAGCTTGGAGCCGATGCCGCTGCCGGTCTTGGTCATGGAGGACTCGACCCCGGCGAATGCCTTGTTGACTCCCGGCGCGATCTTGGAGGTCTCCGGGATGATGGAGATGTAGCCTACGGCGAGTTCGTTGCCGGTCTTGGCTGCCATGGTGGTCCTCCTGCGGGGTCGGGGTTAGGCGGGGATGAGGCTGGCGTCCCATCCGAGCCAGTCGGCGATGTCGGCGATGGGGGCGGCTTCGCCTACGTAGCGGCCGGATTGTCCGATGTCGGGGTTGATGGTTTCCGGTTCGGCGTCGTGGGCCTTGGGGCGTGGGTAGGGTTCGGGTTTCTCTGCGGTTTTGTCCATGGCGCGCTGCCAGTTGGCTCCGGCGAGGACGTCGAAGATGTCGGCGAGGATGCCGGTGTTGCGGTTCCAGCCGGAGAAGTCCGGCTCGGTGGCGCGTATGAGTGCGGAGTCGATGTCGGACTCCGTGACGATGACGTAGAGGTCCCTCCAGTTGAGTCGGTCGGTGCCGTCGCACAGCCAGCGCAGGCGTAGGCCCTCACCGATCAGGTCTCGCTCGACGGCCCGGCAGGTGTCCGGGTCGTCGAGGAGGTCTAGGAGGCCGAGGATTCCCCCACGGAGGTGTCGCCCTCCGGGCCGGTCTGCCATGCGACCATGAAGTCCTGGAACTCGCCCATGGGGAGGTTGTCGATCTGGTCGAGGGTGGCTTCGTCGGCGACCTTCTCGAGCATCTCCCAGCCGAGCTCCTCCTGGGACTTGGAGCGGTTACGGCGGAGCCATCCGGCGGTGAGTGCGTCGCGGATCCAGGGGATGGTGATGTCGGCGCCGGTGGCCTCGGAGTGGTAGTGGAACTTCTCGAGCATGACGGGGTCCTTTCTGGGACGGGGTCTTGGGTGGAAGAGGGGACGGGGTCGGTGGTGAAGCTGGGTTGGGCCCGGGGTGACCCCGTCGAGAGTCCCCGGGCCCGCGCTGTTACTCCCCGGAGGGCGCTTCGAGCGCGTCGATGCGGGCGAGGGCGGCGGCGAAGTCTTCGGTGGAGACCTTGCCGTTGAGTGCGTCCTGCAGGCCGGTGACGTTGGCCACAGTGTGGGTGTGGTTGCCGGCGGCTGCGGTGGTCCCGGTGGTGCCGAGTGCGAGATTGCTGGTGCCTGCGCCGATGGCGGAGCGTGCCGCGGTGGCGTCGGACGCCTTGAGCACGTTCTTGCCGACCGTGGTGGCACCGGAGAGGGTGTCCGCGGTCGGGGCGGCGGGGATGTCGTCGGGATCAGCCTTTCCGTCGGCAGTGGACTGCGCGGCGGCGGCGGCATCGTGAGCGGACTTGATGCCCTGCTCGATCTTGTTGAGGTTGTCGGCCTCCAGATCGGGGGCGGAGTCGTTTGCCCAGGCGGTGGGTTCGTATGCCATGTTGTGTCCTCCTCAGAGGCTCAGGGAGTGGTGGACGGGTGAAGCCCCGGAGACGGGTGCAGCCCCTTGCGGGGCCGCAGGCCTACGGGGTCGGGGTTTCCCCCGAGTCATCACCGCCATCGCCGTCGGCGGGTGCTTCGGCGTCGGGGCGGTAGATGTACTGGTAGAGCTTGTTCGTGTCGTCGTCCGGGAAGCACTCGAAGGTGACCTCGTACTGGATAACGCCGGAGCGGACGAAGTTGACGTCGCCGACCTCGGTGGCCTGGGCGTCCGGGGCGAACAGGCGGATGCGGGACTCGGCCGCACCCTTGATCTCGGCGTCGAGAGCACGGTGCGGGAGCTCGTCGGCGTTGTCGACGACGGTGATGTTCTTCCCGTCGGCGGAGATGATGACGTTGTTGTCACCGGCGATGATCTTGAGGACCTCGGCGTTGGCCGACTCCATGAAGGTCAGCTTGAGGGTGACGGAGTGGTCGGACTGCACGATGACGACGGTGTCGCCGTTCCAGTCCTTGATCTTCTCGGTGGAGCGGTCGACGGTCTTGGAGATGCCGTCCTCGGTGATGTAGCCGCCGGGCTTGAGGTCCAGGCGGGTCTGGAGCTCGGAGATGGCCTCCTCGGCGTCCTTCGGGTAGTTGGCGATGGCCGGGGCGGCGGGGCCGATCAGCATTCCGCCGGCGGCCTTAACGTCGGGTGCACCGACGAGAACATTGGCGCGGTTGCGCATTGGTTTCTCCCTTTCGTGGAGACGGGGTATGGGAAAGGCCCTGGCCTGACCGGAGGGTCAGAGCAGGGCCTGGGTGAGCGTCCCGATGAACTGCCATCGGGTCACGTCTGGGGTGTCAGGGTCGGGAAAGTCGACGGGGCCGGAGTCCTCAGACCAGCCGAGGACCCGGTCATCGATCACGTCGAGCTCAAAGCAGAGTTCGCGGATGACGTCGATGAGGTCGACGGTCTCGTCGAGAGTCTGCCCGTAGACCTGGATGAAGACGGTGGTCACGTCGGTGACCGGAGTGGTGCGCCGTGGCGCGGCCTGGTCCACGCGGACGAAGAGGTCCGGTCGTGGTCGGGGCACCTTGTGCACCACCTGGGCGGGCACGTTGTCCCGCAGGACGGCCATGACGATCTGCTGGGCTGTGGGCACAGTCCCTCCCCTCCCCCGGCGTGTAGACCTGCTCAGCCCAGCTTGCGAGCAGACAGGACCTTGACCAGGGTGTTGTTCTTCTGGTTGTCGCGGTACGCCTTGTACGTGTCTGGGATGACGATCGTCCGGTACCGGGTCTTGCCCTGTACCGAGCTGATCGTGTACCCGGATCCGCACTCGACGGCGATGGAGTCGGCCTCGGCGTCGACGGCGGAAATGACACCGGGTGACCGGCGGATCGCCTCGAACGCCTTGGGGTTCCACTGGAGTTTCGGGGCCATGGTCAGCCCCGGTCCTTGACGATCTCGAACTCCGCCCACGCCCCCGGCGCGTAGCCGGCGAGCGTGCTGGTGCCCTGAGCGTCGGCGAAGATGACGAGGCATCCGTCGACGATCTCGCAGGCGTTGGTGGGGTGTTCGGTGATGACGGCCTCGCCAGTGTCGTCGAGGACGCCGTGGGTGATGCGGATCATCAGCCCTCCGTTCTGGTTGCGATGACGACGACGAGACCCGGATCGAAGAACGGGTTGTTGGCGAAGTCCTGGTCGTTGCCCTTCACCTTCCACGGTGTCGGGTCCCCCGGTGTCCTGATCTCGCCGCCCGGGCCGGGGTCGTCGTCGGGGGCGCAGTAGACAGTGAGCGTGTCGATCGTCCGCAGGAGGGAGTCGCCCACGACTTCCTGGGTCGGGGAGACTGCCCACCCGAACACGAGGACTTCCTGCCACGGGCCGAAGCCCATGACGGGGTCACCGTTTCGGTCGGTGCCGGTGCGGGTCCAGGAGCGGACCTCGACCGGGCGGGTCAGCGGGTAGGCCATCAGACCCCCTCTCCCGGCGCGGTGCCGGGCGGTCCGTTGACCCAGGCGTGGTCCAGCGGGTGCCCGGTGCGGTTGGGCTTTGCGGTCATGTCGAAGCCGGTGTGCTTCTTCGCGCCGCCGGAGAGCATCGCCCGGTGAGCCGGGGTCAGTTCCATGGACTGCGCGAGAGTCTCGGTGCCGTAGGTCGTGGACTCGGTGAAGACGCCGGCGGTGCGACTGGCCTGCCGGACTGCTTCCGGGTTCCGCAGGGCCGTGCTGACGAGCTGCACTTCGACGTAGACGACCCTGGTGTGCCAGGTGCCGTCCGTGTCGTCGGTGAGCTGATCAGTGAGCTTCGGATACTCAGAGAGGATCAGTGTCTCCGCATCGTCCAGCCAGAGCTGGATGACGTCGTCTGCGGGCAGGGCGGAGGTGGACAGCCAGCGGTCGCGGACGTCCGCTGGTGTCGCGTAGGTGGTCACAGAGTCACCTCCCTACGTGGTTGTGCGCGGATGCAGCCCCGTAGCCGGGTGCAGCCCCTTGCGGGGCCGCAGGCCTACGGGGTCGGGGTTTCCCCCGAACCACCAGCCGGGAGAAGGAGTCCGGCCGGGTAGACGCGGTCCTTCTTCCGGCCGACGCGGGTGACCGGCGCGGCGCACTGCCAGCCGACCCGCATGACCACGCGCAACGCCTTCGAATCCTGCTGCATCAGGTTCAGGACGACCTTGCCCTCGGCGTCGGAGATGACGCCCTCGGAGAAGAGGTCGTAGGTGATGTCCTGGCGGACGCCGACGACGAACTTGGACCAGTCGAGGGCCATGAGCTTCGCCTTTTCGCCGTCGAAGCCGCCGGTGGCGTCCTCGTTGATCGGCTTGCCGTACAGGGTGTCCGGCTGGCCGAGGGCGTGGGACGGGCCGTAGATCGCGTCGCCGTTGGCGGAGCGCTGTCCGATCAGTTCCCAGCCGAGGCCCGGCTCGGAGACGAAGCCGTTGATGTTGTAGCCCTGCTTGGAGACCAGGCCCGCGAGGTTGGCGACGTCGACGCCGAGGTCTGCGCCGGTACCGGCAGTGACGGTGTTGCCAGCGGCGGTGGCTGCGGTGAAGACGTCGTCGGGCCAGGAGTCCGGCTTGTCGACGCCGAAGAGGGTGGCCTCGTCGATCTTCTGGCCGAAGGCCTCGGCGACGAGCGGCTTGATCTCGTCCCAGAGGGGCACCTGGGCGTCGGCGATGAGAGCGTCCGGGATCGGGACGATGACCGCGAGCTCCTCGGCGGTCATGGTGATCCCGTTCCAGGTTGCACCGGAGGTCTGCTTGAGACCGGTGTCGCCGTTGACCCAGTAGGCGTCCGGGAGGGAGGCGAGGACGGGCTGCTTGGACTTGGCGGAGCTCATCGGCACCCGGCGGGCGTTGGTGAGCATGATGGAGTCCTTCGGAGCCTCGGCGAGGATCTCCTTGGACACCTGGTCGGGAAGGTGGGCGTCGGAGACGTCCGCCCGTCCGAGGATGTTGTTGAACGGCATGGTCGGTTCCTTTCAGTTGCCGTGAACGGTTGTGGTCGGCTGTGTGGTCCGGTCGGCTCAGCGGGTGCTGAGCGCGTCGCGGATCCAGTCGCCGGAGGGGGTGGACCCGTTCCCGCGTCCCTCACCGGGGACTCGCGGGGCGGTATTGGTCGGAGCAGCAGCCTTGGTGGCCTCGGTAATGGCCTCGGCGAGCTTGGTCGCGTGTGCGGCGAGTTCGTCCTCGGAAGTGCCTGCGAGCAGGTCCGGGTCGAGGTGGTGCTCAGCGGCGATTCGCGTACGCGCACCGTCGAGCTTCTGGGCGGCGAGTTCGGACTCGAGGCGGGCGATGCGCTCGGCGGAGCGCTGCTCGTCGGTCTTCTTCGCATCCTCGAG